TGAGCCTTTTTTTACGGCACACAACAAGAAGGAAGGAGGGATTGAGAAAAGTTTTGGACGACAAAAAATGTTGGGGACAGCGAAGCCGTCCGGCGTTATTTTTTCAGGACAAAGGGCGAAGACCAGAACTCTTTCGTATCCATCCACCGACATAAATTTGCCGTTCAAAAACAAAGGGTCCCAGATGGAGCTATGAAAAACGCACATTAGGGGAGGCAGAAAACAAGGAAAAGGGCAGTACGGAAAGTAAAACAAACCATACGGTTTTGCCTGCAAAACC